TTATAACCTTTACCCATTTGAGCGACCCAATAGGGACATTCTTTTAAAAATTGCCTAGCGTGATTTTTTGCTAATTTATCACTAGACAAAAGCCAAGCGATACCAAAGTCAGGTTCACTGCTTGGTGTTGAACCAAACATACCTATGACACCTTCTTCTTTAGTACCAATTATTGAATATATCCTTGCACCTTTAATTGTAAAAGGAACAACAAGAGCTTGTAATGGTGACATATTATCTGACGCCATTATCTCTGCTCTGTCATCTTTACGCATATTAGGAGCTAACTCCAATGCGTCTTTTAAAATTGCAGGTCTAACGTATTTTTCTTTTTCCATATTACATTCTTCGAGAACGTCTATGATAGTAACCTTCTACTTCTGCACTTGCTAAATACATAGGTAAGTGTGATGAGCTTTTAATCTCACAAGTAAAATCGGTATTTCTACATTGAATAGGAACTCTTAACGTACCTGTTGCGAGAGGCACTTGGTTAGGAGCTCCTGTAAATCCAATGACATACCCTGTCATAAATGTTGTATTCGTAGTTCTATTTTGTGGTGTTACTTCAATTTGGAAATAACCAGAATTTTCATAATCAAAAGATATGTTTCTAATTTGGTATCTTCCTGAAGTTACTGAGACTAAACCTTTACCAGTATCTTCTCTTATATACTGAGGGCTTAGTACATACTTAGATTCATAAGGCACACCGATTGTTAAATTAGTGTGATTACCTACTAAAGTATAAGTACCACCACTTGTATTTGTTAATGTGTAGTTTGTGCCGTTAGTATTATCAACGGCTATCAAACCAGTTTTTGCACCATAAGGTGCTGTTAAAGTTGTTAAATTGGTTGCACTGTCATAACTCCCTGTTACTGTTTTCTTTAAGTCAACATAGATTCCAAATCCTAATGTTGGGTCTTTTAAGTTTCTTAAATCTATTCTAAATAATTTTGTATCTGTACCTTCAACAGCAATTAAATAAATGTAACTGTCTACTGATAATCCACCTAGTATTTTAACTCCATTAAATTCCCATTTAGACCAAGCTGTTTGTACTTTTTCACCTCTATCAAAGAAGTATTTATAAAAATACATAGTATCAGCATTAGTCGGTGCTACTGCTGTACCAGTTGTATACGGTGCACTTTGTGTATCTGCCGTATCTGAACATAAAAATATTAGTGAGTCTTCAATCGTATTACTAATAATTTGATATGGGTTTGTTGGTATTAAATTTTGTACTGAAACTGTTATATCTAAACCGTCATTTGTTAATGTATCATCATCAGCATAATATTCTCTTACTGCTGTGTTGTTGTTTCTTGACTGACAGAAATATGCAAAACGTCCTGCCGCTACAGGTGTTACTCTATCTTCATGCTCAAAACTAGATACTTCATTAAGTATAGCTGTTGTTGGGCTTATTGTATCTCCTGCATGGTCAAGTTTGTATTGTGCTGTATCAGAAAATAGTAATAATGTTTCATTAAATGATACAGAATTTTTCAATGTATTAACTTGTGTACCTGAAGAAGCAATATCAATAGGGTCTGTATCTAATACTTGTGTTACTGTTGTAGCAAAGAAATTAAAGAACCCTGCGTTTTCAGATAAAATTAAATTTTCACCTGATAATATTCCTAATCTGTTTTTATAAAATGTTAAATTTTGAATTGTCTTTCCTAAAAATGTAGGGTCAGGATTTGTGTCTGTATCACCACATGTTCTATCAACCCAATCTAATTCTTTAAATGTAAATGTACCATTGTTATTATTAATTAAAGCATGAGGCATTGTACTGTTTGTAGCACCTAAACTTGTATCAGGTGCAAGAGTTTCAGACCAAACACCACCACCTGCATATTTTACAAAGTAATCAGAAAGTGTATCACCTTCTTCACCTGTAACTTTTATTATCATATTTGCTTTTGCATAATAAGGTAACTTACTAAAATCTTGTATTGTATCTCTTACATGATACATTGCTGTACTACCTGCACCGTCTGACGTACTAACAGAATAACCTGAATTGTTATCTGTAGGTTTTCCGTAAATTACGTTATCATAACTTTCAAATGCAAACTTACCAGTTATACCAGAGTAGTTTGCTAAACCTTGTGAAGTAGATAATGTAGCATTAGTATCTGTTCTAACAGTTTTAAATCCTATTTGTGACGCTGAACCATTCCAGTGTGTACTAGAAGTACCATATAATAAAATATCTTTAATTTTATCTGAGTCTCTAAATCCACTATCAGTTGTTGCGTCATTACCTGACGGCATTTGGAAGATAACTTTAATTGGATAACTCCAAGTAGGGTGATTTAAAGTTACTGTATATTCTCTACCGTAGTTTGTAGCTTTTACATATATTAAAAATTCTTCTTGTTTTGCCGCAGACTTATTTGTGTCAGCCGTTGGTGTAATAGATTTGTTAGCAACAAAAGTATAATCTGCAATATTAACTAATTTAAAATCGTCTCTTGGATTTGTTGTAGTTAAATAACTTGCACCACTTTGTATAGTAACTGTTTTTTCAACACCGTTTAAATCATAAACTTTGATACCACCATTATAGAAAGCAACTATATATTGGTTTGATTCATCTCTTTGTATACTCCATATTTTTGTTTTATTAGGATATACATTTGTACTATCTACTGTAGCGATATACTCAAGCGGCGGTCTTTTACTTAAACCGTCTACTATATTGTTTTGTAAATTAATTTGGTCAGAGCCTTGATTAATTCCTCTCTGTGTGGGTGTCTGCTGACTTATCCCATTTATGAAGTTAGGAATACTCTGCGAAACTACAGCCATTAGTAAGTCCTTCTGTGTGGTCTATTAATGATTGAAAAAGTATTTTGGTCACCTTCTAATATGTTTAAATCTGATTCTCTTGTGTCTGCTTGTTCAAAAGCAACCAGTGCTTCATTTTCATCTTGACCAATTAATTGTGTTATTTCTTTATCCCCAATAAATCTAGCCGCAAACCGTCTTGCTGATTTAACAGTAATATATCGTCTAGCGTATTCTGGTAAATGTTCAAATTGTTGGATTAATACTACATCTAATTTTGGAGCAGATTCAAAAACATCTGTGTGTTTTTCTAGGTTGTATAGATAACCGTCTCTGATTGTGTAGTTATATTGACGTTGGTGGTCATCTGCTTGAACGCAGTTTGTTGGAAGGGGAATTTTATTGTTTGAGTCTAGTGACACTGTAAATTCTATGTGACGATTAAAGTTGTGTCCTGCACTTTGTATTGACATAGAAGTTTCGTCTAAAATATTTTTAGCGACTGATACGTCAACACTTGTTGTACCTGTAATTGAGTTCACAGGAGCTTCGCCGATAACGGAAAGCATTGTGTTGACAGCTTGTAGTTCCGTTGTGGGTGTTATCTGAGTTGTCATGCTTTTCCTTTTTTAAAAATTAAAGTAGGGGATTTAGTCTCCCTCGTCCCCTACTCCTTATAAGTATAAAGTAACGTAAAGTATTACGCTTCTTTAATTCCTACAGCCGCTTCAGGTCTTAGAACTCCATGACCCATAGCGTATTTAGCTACCATTAGCGTTCCTTGACGTCTAATATCGTAGTCCATTTCAGTCGCTAAATCCATTAACTTAACAGTTCCAACTGCTGAAGGGTGTGATACTAAACATACATAGTTAGCTAAGTTCACTCTTTGTGGGTATGCACCAGTAGCAGTCTTACCTGCGTCTACTGCTGTAGATGAAGATAAGTCAGAAGCAACAAAGTGAGGTGTAGGTACTAATTCAATACCTGCAATCTTCAATACTTTGCCGTCTTTTACGCCGCCGTTTGCACCACCACTGAAGTCAACATTAACTGCATTAGTAGCGTTAGCTAGTTTGTAATATTCCTCTAGTCTTATGAAGGCTTTTCTACCTTCTTTAGGAACATAGTTTGCGTCAAGAGCTTTAGCCGCTTCGAATAACTCATCAATCATTGCATTAGCCGCAGTTGAAGCTGTTGCTGAAGCAATACCTGTGTTAGTCAAAGTTGTACCTGCACCATATCCTGAATCAGATACGTTAGCAGACGCTTGTGACGCTTGACCGATTGTTTGAAGAACGTGCTTGTCTTTTTGGAAAGCAAGTGCTCTTCCTATTTCTGTGCTGTACGCACTTCTCACGTCCCAGTGATTCTTTGCTTCTTCTATCGAAGCCAAAAATGCACTTGAAAGTAAAAGGTCATTAATAGTAATTACCTTTTCATTGTGGTTCACATCAGAGCCAGTGATTTCTGCACCGATACTATGATAAGCCGCACCAATTCTTCCCATAACTGGGAAACTTGCCGATTTGCCTGAACTAATTGTTCTAACCATTTCAGCACCTTGAGTTACTGAAGCTCTGTCAAAAGAAGTAAGAACTTCTCCTGCAAAAACTTTCAGAAACAATGCGTCTTCTGTACCTGAAGCATTAACCTGACCTATTTGTGCACCTGTTGCATTAGCCATAGTTTTTCTCCTTGTATAGCGTTGTTAATAAAAGCCCTTACACTTTCAGTCACTATAAACAGGATTGTCTACCGCAGTAGGTCAAGCTATGTTTCCTATGTGATTAGGCAGTTGCCCTCAATAAGAGTGCACAACTACTTTATTATTTTTTCTTTGCTGTCTTAGCCGCTCTTTTAAAATTAGCGGCAGTTGGAGCTCCTTTGCTCCCTGCTTTTCTCATACGTTCACCACTGCCAGATTTAATTCTCTGACGCTTCGCATGAATGTTTGCGTATAAACCTTTTTTAGGCATATTAATATCCCTTCTTAGGTTTTGGTTTTGGTTTTGGCTTCGCCTTCGGCTTTGCCTTTGGTTTCTTCTTTGACATTTATTATTTTCTCCAATTCATCTAATGAATGTTTAGCACATGTAAGTTTATTGAATCTGTCTTTAACAACTTCAAGTAACTTATCATGGTCACCAATACCTACAGGTTTCTGTAAGTATATATCTATGACAGCAGAGTGTTCCGCAACGTCTGCTTCATAGGATTTTTTCAATGCGTGTAATAGCATTTGTTCTCCTTATAATTTACTGTTTGCAATTTTAGCTTTAACAGCATTTTGATATGCTATATCTTTTGCATATCGTGGGTCTGCCATAGCTTCTGTAACTTGAGCCCAAGACTCATACGAACCACCACTTGTAGGCGTTGCTTTACCTTGTACTAAATTTGGTTCACTTCCATTTGCCATGTCATATTTTGCTTTTAATCCTGCGACTGCAAGTTTAATAGATTCTAAATCTTTACTATTTACAGTATCGTTATAGGCTTTCTTTTCACCTTCAGTCATATTCTCAGCCGCCCACGAAGCAATCTTACCGTATGCTTCTTCACCACCAACAACTGATTTAACTTCTTCACCTTGTTGTTTAGCTAGTGCCGCTTGTCCGTTGATAAAAGCGTCAACGTATGATTTAGGAATACCTGCTTTTTCAAGTGACTCATAAGACTTATCATCTAATTGTCCCTTTTCATTGTATTCACTTTGTAATGTTTCCATATTTAAACCTGCGTCTGAAACAGCTTTCTCTGCTATTTCTAAATCACCTTCAGGTTTAGATTCTTTTTTAGGTTCTGGTTGAGATGTTTCGTTCTCGAATGATTTATCCTGAGCTCCTAATTTACTTTCCAATTCAGAATATGATTTTGCCATGTCTTCTACAGACTTAAATTTTTCAGGCAATCCTTCTGGTCTTGGTGTTTCTACTTGCGTTTGCTCTACTGGCTTTTCGCTAGTAGTTTCTTCACTTTTTATTTCGACTTGTTCTACCATTGTTACATTTCCTTAGTCATATTATTTGCTACTTGAGGAGCAACATCTTGAGCAGTATCCATAACTTGTTGCATTTGCTGTTGTTGCATAGCCTCTTCTTGTTCTGCCTGTAATTGTTCAGGCGATTTAATTAATCCTTCAGTATCAATTCCTAAACCTGTAGCTAACCTAGTTAATAGGTCATTAGGATTTAGAGCTTGTACTATTTGTGGATTTATTTGTGCGAGTTGTCCTATCTCTGCCACAAATTCTCTTAGCTTCTGTAAATCATTACCTCTACCAAGAGCTTCAATACCAGTTATAATAGTAGGTTTAACACTACCTTTAGGTAAAGAAGGAATTTCTTTTGTTTGACTCATTCGTTTCATTAACACTCTAACAAGAGGTAATTGTAATTCTTGAGACAATAAAGAATACACACCACCCATAGACGTTTCTAATTGTTCAGCCATGTATCTTATTTCTTGAGCTGTAACTCTTTCTGCGTCTCTTTGGATTGCAGTGTGTAATAAGAAAGCGTAAGACATACGCTCTTCTAATTTTTGAATTGATTGTTGTACTACTTGTAAATCATATTGTTTGTTAGCTTGTAACACAGCAACGTCACCTTCTGAACCTGTGATTATGTCACCGTTTCTTGTGTTTGCTAAATCTCTTTTTCTAGTCACTGCATTAGGTTTAACCATAAATACAACTTTACTAGAAGCCGCCGCACTTTCAACAAGTGATTGAGATAATCCTTCTAAGCTCTTGAGGTCTCCAATAAATTCCTCAACAAAACTTCTTCCGTAATTTTCTGAATCAATCCTTACCATTCTTAATGCTTGGTATGGCATAGCGTCAGCCATGATAGTTCCAACAGTAGAAGGTATTTTA